ATAAATTAAAAAGATTGCAAATCACTGTCGACGTGGAAAACGAGCTTGCGATGCGCTGGGCAAAGATGTTAAAATTCACGCCAGAAGGCGTCATGCGCAAATATGGTGCGGGCGGTATAGATCACATGATGTTCGCAAGGATTTACGAATGAGCAATCTTTTCAAACCTAAAATGCCAGCGATGCCTACGCCGGAGCAAGTCGCGCCAGAGGTGACTGCCGCACAAAAACGGCAAGAGGAACGCCTTGAGGCGCAAGAGCAATTGCAGGCAAAGCAGCTTGCGGCGCGTCAACGCGCACGTCGTATGGGCGGCAGTCGTATGCTGCTGTCAAGCATTCGCGGCGGTACAGCCGAAGATCAATCAACATTAGGATCGTAATTATGGGCGCGTTTAAAAAAGTTATGGGCATGAAGGTTGGCGGTAAAACCTTTGTTGAAAAGATAAAAGAAGGAACAGCGCCAAAGCCTGCGCCTATTACCACGGAACAAACTGAGGCGCAAAAAAATGCAGCCGCAGCAAGAAAGCGCCGAGATCGCCGTATGGGCGGCCAGCGCAGTTTGCTTTATGCAACAAGGTTGACTGGTGCGCCAGAAGATGAAACTAGGCAATCAACATTAGGATAGCAATATGAGCAATGTAGTTAAAAAAGTTGGCGGCGCAATTGGAATTGGCCCAAAGAAAAAAGCCGATACTGTTGCTATGGCAGAACTTGCCACCGGCACAACTGTAAAGCAATTAGCTGATCAGATTGCTGCACCAGCAACGCCAGTACAAACTGCAGCACAAGCTGGCGCAGCCGCAGCAAGAAAGAAACGCGGCGGCAGAGTAGGCCAGCGCGGTTTGCTTTACGCCAGCCGTTTGGGTGGACGTGGCGGCGGTCGCGGTGATACTCAAGACACGCTTGGGTCAGCCTAGTGCCACTGGCTAAAGGCAAATCCAAGAAAGCCGTAAGCAAAAATATATCTATGCTGCGGCGCGAAGGCAGGCCATTAAAGCAAGCTATCGCCATTGCAATGCAAGAGGCGGGGAAGGTGAAAAAGAATGGGTAAGAAAAAAGGCAAGGGTTACGGCAAGTAATGGAAAAGAAAAAAGAGGTTTGGGATAAAGACCGGCCAAAGGGCTTGGGCAAGCCGAAAGGTTTAAGCCCGGCACAGAAGCGCAAGGCTATGCGGGCGGCAGCAAAGGCTGGGCGTCCATACCCAAATCTCGTTGATAACATGAGGGCAGCGCGTGGCTAAAACACCAGCTTGGCAACGGTCTGAGGGCAAGAACCCATCCGGCGGCTTGAATGCCAAAGGCAGGGCTTCAGCTAAAGCCGAGGGCATGAACCTAAAAGCGCCAGTCAAGTCTGGCGACAATCCGCGCCGCGCATCATTCTTGGCTCGTATGGGCGGGATGCCGGGGCCGGAATATAAGAATGGCGAACCAACGCGCCTGCTCTTGTCGCTTCGCGCTTGGGGCGCAAGCTCCAAGGCAGACGCGAAAAAGAAGGCCGCAGCTATTAGCAAAAGGAATGAAGCCAGTGCATAGTGTTGAAGATATCCTAAAGCGTCACGACGTGGCGCAGCGTCGCAAAGATAACTGGCGTCAGATTTACGAAGATTGCTACGAGTTCGGCTTACCGCAGCGCAATCTTTACGATGGCTATTACGAGGGCGGCGGCTCTCCGGGGCAAAATAAAATGGTGCGCGTGTTCGACAGTACCGCCATCAATGCGACGCAGCGCTTTGCGAACCGTATCCAGTCTGGCCTGTTTCCACCTTACGCGCCTTGGTGCCGCCTAGAGCCGGGGCCAGAAATCCCAGAGGATCGCCGCATTGAGGCGCAGATTGCGCTGGATATGTATGCCGACACAATGTTTAGCGTATTGCGCCAGTCTAACTTTGATTTGGCTATGGGCGAGTTCTTGCTGGACTTGGCTGTTGGCACCGCTTGTATGCTGGTGCAGCCCGGTGATGATTTGACGCCAATCCGCTTTACTGCCGTGCCGCAATACCTTGTCAGCATCGAGGAAGGTGCGCACGGCAAGGTCGATAACGTTTACCGGCGTATGCGCATGAAAGGCGAGGCCATCAACCAGCATTGGGCTGACGCTGAAATCCCGCCACGCTTGCAGCGCATGATTGACGACAAGCCAACAGAAGAAATCGAGCTTGTCGAGGCGACCTTGTATGACCCAGAGGAAGGCGACTATTGCTATCACGTCATCTGGGCTGAAGGCAAAGAAGGCTTGCTAATGCGCCGCATGAAATCGTCGCCTTGGATTGTGGCGCGTTACATGAAGGTCGCCGGTGAGGTTTATGGTCGCGGGCCTTTGGTAACGGCTATTCCTGACATCAAGACGCTAAACAAAACGCTAGAGTTGTTGCTGAAAAATGCCAGCTTGTCTATTGCCGGTGTTTACACGGCGGCTGACGACGGCGTCCTAAACCCGCAGGCAATTCGCATTGCGCCGGGTGCAATTATCCCTGTTGCGCGTAACGGCGGGCCGTCAGGCGAGAGCCTGCGGATGTTGCCGCGCTCTGGTGATTTCAACGTGTCGCAGATCATCATCAATGATTTGCGCATGAACGTGAAAAAGATTTTGCTCGACGACACACTGCCGCCAGATAATATGTCAGCCCGGTCAGCCACAGAGATTGCCGAGCGCATGAAAGAGTTGGCGCAGAACCTTGGGTCTGCCTTTGGCCGTCTGATCACTGAGACTATGGTGCCGCTTATTAGCCGCATCCTATATGTGATGGATGAGCGCGGCATGATTGAGATGCCACTGCGCGTCAATGGGCTAGAGGTAAAGGTAACGCCGGTCAGCCCAATTGCGCAGGCTCAGAATATGGGCGACATTGAGAAAATTATGCAGTGGGTGCAAATGTCGTCAGCCCTTGGCCCAGAGGGTCAGATGGCTGTCAAGACTGGCAGCATTGCAGACTATGTTGCTGACAAGCTCGGCATTCCGGCGAGCCTACGCACTACGCCAGAGGAACGCGCCGAGATGATGCAGCAGGCAATGGAAGCCGCCCAGATGGCGGCGCAAGCAGAGGCGGGCGAAATGCCGCAAGGTGAGGCACCGCCAGAAGGGGTGTAGTATGAACGCGACAGGGTGGGAAGGTCTACAAAACGTAGACCCGACAATTGCAGAAAAACAGCAGGTAGATAAAGACGATGTTGATCGTCTCTATTTGCGCGTGTTCGCCAGTGACGATGGGGCAAAGCTGCTCACTCATCTAAGGTCACTGACGATAGAGCAGCCAACGTGGTATCCCGGCGAGGATGCTTCACACGGTTATGCTAGAGAAGGCCAGAATAGTCTGGTCAGAGAAATTGAGCGGCGCATGAAAAGAGCGAGATCACTATGAACGAAACTGATGGCCTGCTGGCCGATGCTCAAATTGAGAGCGACGATAACCAGCAGCAAGCAGAAGAAACAATCTCACACATCAAACCTGATAATGAGACGGTTGCAAGTGATGCAGTTGCATCTGAAGAGGCTGATGCCCGGCCAGAGTGGTTGCCGGAAAAATTTAACCAGCCGGAAGATTTGGCAAATGCCTATGCTGAATTGCAAAAGAAATTTAGCCAAGGCAAGCACAAAGCCCCAGAGGAATATGATGATAGCGTATTTAAAGATGCGGGCATCCCAGAGGATGACGAGCTTTACGCTACATACAAGGACTGGGCTAAAGAGAACGGCGTAAGCCAGTCAGCATTTGAAGAGCTTGCCAGCAAGTTCATCTCAATGGCTGGTAATGAGGCAGAGGCCGCAGAAATTTCGTATAAGGAAGAATACGAAAAGCTCGGCAAGAACGCCGACGTTGTTATTAAGTCAATGACCGACTGGGCGTCGGGGCTGGTTCGCAAGGGCGTCTGGTCAGCGGATGACTTTGAAGAGTTCCGCATTATGGGTGGCACGGCGCAAGGCATGAAAGCCTTGCAAAAGGTTCGCAATTACTACGGCGACAAAACCATCCCTGTTGATGTTGGGCCTGCCGCTGGTGCGCCGTCAAAAGATGAATTGATGTCAATGGTCGGAAAGCCAGAATATCAGACCGACCCGGCGTATCGTGCCAAAGTTGAAAAGCTCTTTGAGCAAGCCTACGGTAACGATGAATATTCAACAATCTAACCAATTGCGAGGGTTGTTTACAGCCCTCGCTTTTTCTTATACAATCCCTATTGACAGATACCCGCTTTGCGGCCTGTTTGACCCGCTTGGGGGCGTAGCGTATATGCCCAAGCCGCAGCCCTTTTAGGATACCTGTTTGGCGT